GACCTATACGAACTACAGAGTAAGCAGGAAGAGGCGGTGGAACAAATCAAGGTTCAGATGGAACCGTTGGTTGAGAAGGTCAATCTCTGTGCCAGTTACGAGAAGTTACAAACAGAAGTTCAACAACTGCAAAAGAAGGCAAGTAACATTGAACTGGACATCCAGAAGTTGATTACTGCGATTGAAAAGTGCGACCGTAATAGAGAACAAGCGGAAAAGGATATTGAACTCTTCTTAACAAACGAAGAGAATATCAAGCATAATCTCAATATAGACCAACATATCAGTCACGTTGAATACGATATTTCAATAAACAAGAAGTCAATGGATAAGTTGGAAAAGCAACTTCGGGAACTCCACGGAGAAATCAAGGTATTGGAAGCCTCCAAGGCTGACATTCTGAACCAAATCAAGGAAGCCGAAGAACTCGAAGATACCTACGAGGCTTACAAATACTATATGGAAGCGGTCGGTCGTGATGGCATTCCGTATGAACTAATGTCCCGTGCTATTCCGGCTATTGAGTCAGAAATCAATAATATCCTAACCCAGATTGTGGAGTTCACGATTTCACTTGAAGTGGACGGAAAGAATATCGTCGGGAAGTTGAATTACGACCACGAACGTATCTGGCCGTTGGAAAACTCATCGGGTATGGAACGATTCATCAGTAGTCTCGCTATTCGGGTGGCATTGTTGAACGCTTCTAACCTCCCGAAGCCCAACTTTATGATTATTGACGAAGGTTTGGGTACCTTGGACCCAGAAAATCTCAGTGCGATGGGGACAATGATGGGTATTTTGAAGTCCCAATTCGATTTTATTATCCTCATCAGTCACTTGGACACCGCTCGGGATATGGTGGATAAGGTAATTGAAATCAAACGGGAGGACGGATTCTCGTATATTAACGTCTAAATCAACTATTTATATTGAGACTCTAGACGGAAACCTATGCCAAAAACAAAAAATACTGTACTACCTCAAAATCTAGATAAATACAAGGTATATATCGATGATAGTAGCGTAGATTCAAACTATTTTAGAGTAACGAATCTACCGCCAATGTTTACTGGCGGTAGAAATTCGTTTTTAATAGGAGGTTCCTCGTTTTTAAAGGTGGGGAGTCAGATTTTAATCGAAATTTTAGATGCAAATGGTAACACTGTATTTTTACGTCCAATTTTAAATTATATCGAAGGAAAATCAAGACTTGTATCAGTAGAAATTTATGACACCACGGCGGTTGGATTTGCTACAATTACATTTGTTGGCGTGGCTGAAACCTTATCTGATGGTACACCTGTTCCTGAAAATTGGAAAAACAAATATAACGTCCGATGGACTAAGAGAATTCAGATTGAACCAAGTGTAAAAAACACATCAAAAATTATTTTAGAAAAGAGTCCGATAGCGTTTGTTTCTGAAAATAGATTTTATAACGTCACTACATCTTCATACACGACATCTAGTGTACCGTTTACGGCTAGTTTAACTCCTACATTTAAATCTGCGGTACCAAACGGATATGTACTTACCGCAGTTGCACCAACTTCATTTTCTGCAGACTATTTCACTGGATATGTCACCGGTTCGTTGACTATTGATAATCAAACGGCAAGTTTGTTTTTACCAATTACAAACATTTTAAATACAAGTACGTCATTCAGTTCGGGGTATCAAATAAAAACCGAAACTGATGAAATTATCGATAAGATTTTACTACAAAGTGGAAGCTATAGTACTTTAGTGAAAGGACGTACCGTTGATATAACCTCATCGGCGGAATTAAAATACAGTAAATTAAATACGACTAATATTAATATTCCCATTTCATATGCGAATATTAGAATAGTTAACTTGAATACGGTTAGTGGAGAGATAGCAAAGATACGGGTATACAGTAAAGTAGTTACCAATATATCGGACTATAAATTAATAGCTGATGTGCCTGTGTCCACCAGTGAAATATTTGTAAGTGGTTCACTTCGTGGAAATATTTCCATAGGTGATTTTTATCAGTCACCACTAACTACAAATTGGTATGCTGACGGATTAGGAACTTCATCAGACGTAGTATATCCAATATCAGGATCACCAGCGTATTATAATGCTACTACTACAACAACACCACTGTCGTTATATTTAGACGATAACACACTTATTAGTTCATTATACGCCGGTGTCCCAATTGACGGTTCGACATATTCCGGATCATTTTCGGGGAGTGGATATTTTATTGGTAACAAACAACCTATAACACTTTTCCCAACAACAGAATATACGTTTGAAATGGATGCTTATTATAAAAAAGTATCAGGATCGTATACTTTATCTAGTGAAGGTTCTCGGGTTGATATTTATATTGTAGGAGTAAGCGGGTCTAGTATGATTTCTAGAAATCCTCTAGGACAACTTATCGGGCAATTGAAAGCAGAACCAGGCGCTCACGTGCAGTGGTTTCAAAATCAACAATTTAACTTTAATCCATTACTACCAGATGGCGGGGGCAAAGTTGGAATTCGATTGGTGGTGTCTAATGGAATCTGGAACTTCTCAAATATTTCATTGAAAGCAGCATCAGACATAAATTTTGCACCGGATGAAATACAAATATTAGTCCCTAACACGGAATATTTTAATTCATATTTGCAACATAAGATAGAGTTTTTTGATATTAATAGTAATTCAACGAATCTATCTGTAGTAACTATACCAACATTCTTTACTGGGTCTAATATTGACTTGGGTACGTTACCATGAAATCACCTGTAGATATTTTATTTGAACAGTTGGATGAAATTCAAGCAGAAATCCGCGAATTCAATCGCAGAGTATCTGTCTTGGATGAAAAGAAGCGAAAGAAATGCACAATTTATCCAACTGATTCTGGCAATAAAATTAGAAGAAAGTGTAAGCAAGCCAAGATTTGGGGTATTCATTATGCCCCAATATGGAATAGACATATGACCGACCCAGAACCTATTCCAGCACCTCCTAGTGGAGATACTGGTGATTCTGGAGCAGATGCTGGTGGCGACGCCGGTGGTGATGCTGGTGGCGTTGGCGAGATTCAAGGAACGGGATTAGTATATCCAAATTCGATTGGTCCAGAAGATGACGAAGAACTTACAAACGAAGCGGATTCGAGCACCGAACGCGTTCGTCGATACTATCGTCGCCACCCAGAGAAGGTACGTAAGTACTTGAAGGATACCGTAAAGGATAGAGTACAACGTAACCGTGACCGTGCAAAGGCAATTAAAAAGCACGGTAAAAAGAAAATGAAGAACCACGATGTCCATCATCCTAATGGTGTAAATGGTGGCACTTGGCGTTTAGCAAAGAAGGACCACGGACGAGATAAGAAGAACGAAAATTACGTATATCTTGAAGAACTATTGGAAGGAAACGTTCCACATAGTAATTGGATTCTTATCAACGAAGGTGGTGCCGCGGGACACATGGCACATCCATATGAAGATGATTCGTTGACGTTCAAGGATGTCAAGGAAATGATTCGTCGTGGATTAGTTGGACAACTTGATGCTGAAGCACCAGTCACCTCAGATGTTTGCAGGTCGTGGTGATATCGAAAAGGCATTTACTGGCGCAGCAGAAGATTTACAAAAAGCAATTGACGCACTTCCACCAGAACAACGAAGTGAAATGTTCAAGGAAGGTGGAAAGTTTATGAATGTTGAAATCGTGTTCCCAGACACTAAAAACGTTATTCCATATGACAAGTCAGTATTGGTGTTTCACGGTACGGTAGACTACGATAAGGAAGGTAACGAAGTTGGTCGTTCTATTGATGATGGGAAGGCATTAGCTGACCAAATTACCAAGGTAAATGCACAACAACAAAAGACATTTGGAATCTCTGGTCCAAAGAGTATTGCATTTAGTGATGCAGAAACTGCAGAAAATAAGAAGTTGATGCAAAAATATGGTATGATGGTCACGCGATTAGAAAAGGAATACGGGTTAAACGATAATGATACCGTTGAAGATTATAAGAAAGCATGGTGGTCACGTGAAGTTGATAATATGGATGTCGAATGGACTAAGCAAGAACGTGAAGGTCTTATCAGTCGGTGGGCCACAGGTGATAAGAAGTTTGGAGTCAAAGACATCGAAGACCCAGAAAAGAAAAAGTTCTTCCGCACATTCGAAGCAGAACAATTGAAGGACGCTCAACGCGAAGTAGCCCGTCCATTAGAAAGTGTATTCCTTCAAGTGGGGGCACAATCACTTCGTCGAGTCACCAATTTCTTATCTGCTAATAATCCAGAAATGGCGGCACAATTGAAGAAGGAAGTTCTTGACACCATTAAGGAACTTCGTAATACTGACGATAGAAATAAACTTGCCGTTCTTCAAAAACAGGTTGAACGCCTAGAAAACATCGGTATCGATAAGGTAGTTCCAACCGAAGGATTGGTATTCATTTATAATGGAAAGCCATATAAGTTTACTGGTGCATTCGCTCCAGTCAATCAAATATTGGGTACACTAAAGTTTGATAAGGGTAAAGCGGTTGAAGTACCGGAAGAAGCACCAAAAGAAGCTGGCCCAAAGAAAACCATCGCCATCTTTACTGGTCGATTCCAACCATTCCATTCTGGTCATTATAGTGTTTATAAGAACTTGGTGGACCGTTTTGGTGTTGATAACGTATATATCGCATCAAGTGACAAGACCGAAGCGATTAAATCTCCATTCCGATTTAAGGATAAAGAAGATATTATGACGCAGATGTTTGGGATTCCTGCGAATAAAGTAGTACAAGTGAAGAATCCATACGCTCCTGCTGAAATCTTACAAAAGATGCCAGACGATACCACTTATGTTACTGCGGTCAGTCAAAAGGACGCAGAACGTTTGGGTGGAAAATACTTTAAGAACTTTGATGACGTAACCGATAAGAAGGGATATAAGGAACAAGGCTACTTCGTAATTGCACCAGAAATGCAGTTATCTGTCAATGGAAAGAATATTAGTGGTACTCAGCTTCGAGCAATTTTCGGGGACGATAGCATTACCGATAGAGCTAAGCAGGAAATCTTTACCAAGGTATATGGAAAGTTTGACCAAGATATCTTCAACAAAATTGTCAAAACCACGACAAAAGCAGAAGAAGAGAGAAAGGTAACTGATACGTATAAAGAGAAGCCTGCGGAACCAAAAGCAGCACAAGCAGCACCAGAAGCACCAAAGAAGATAAAGAAGAAGCCCGCAGACGTTGATATTGAAAAAGATAGACAAGCATACAAGCCGGGACAAACGTGGCAAACGCCTAGTGGACGGTTTGGAGCTAAGAACAGTCAAAGTAAGATTGGATATTTCGGTAGTTTAGAACGAGCAAAACAATTCGCAAAGAAATGAGGTTTCTATGTTTAAAGATGAAAAGGCGTTGACAGATGTACGTAGAAAGGTCGCTGAAAAGTTAAATAAAGATGGTAAGCGGTTAACATTCGGGTGGAGAGGTGAACCAGAACCAACCCGTAAAGAAGGCGACGAGTGGTACGATGTTGATGGAAAGAAGTGGACTATTAAAAATGGTATTCGCCAATCTGTTACAAAACAAGATGCGGCAAAAACCCCGTGGTGGTGTCCAAAGTGCAGTAAACCAATGAACGAACGATTTGATGTGAAGTTCTGGAGATTGCGTGGCCACTGCATGGATTGTAACATTAAGGAAGAAATGAAGATTCGTGCACAAGGTCCAGAGGCATGGGAAAAGTACGAACGAACTATAATGTTGCGTAACTACATCGCAGAAACTCAGGATAAAATTGCGGAACTCCAAGATTACCACGATACCATTACCAAGCCAGAATTCGTTAATGCTGACGAAACTAAAATCTTAATGATTGAAAAGTGGGATGTCGATATCGAAAAAGTTAAGGCAGACCTTAGAAAAGATATAGCTCAGCTACAAGAATGGCTAGCAGAAACCATTGAAAAATATGGAACCGGAGAAGAAAATGAAGGTTAAACTATTAGTAATCTTTTTGATATTTGCTGGTGCACTATATTGGCAAGATAGCACAAGTGATGATGCGATGGACAAGTATATTGAAGAATATAAGGCATTCCAAGCAAAAGCAGATTCAGTCACAGAACTTGCAGATAGTTTGAAGGAAGAAATCGTTATTGCGGATAATGAATCCAGAGCAGCAGAAAGTCGAGCAAAGTTACTTGGTCGTCAAGTAAGTGCGTTAACAAACGAAACACTGAGTATGGAAGAACGAGCAGAAACAATGAAGGAAACTCTTCTTGATACATTAGAACTTGCTCGTCAAATCTTACCACTTAAGGATTCAATTATCGCAAAGCAAAAAGAAACTATTGCAACACAAGGTAGTCAAGTCACCGAACTAGAAAGTGCATTACAAAGTAAGGATAATGCATTACGGATGGCGATGATGCGGGGTGATAGTCTCCAAGCAGTCATCAATCTAATTCCACCAGCACCAAAGAATCCTAACCGTATGTTCGGGTTTAAGTTACCAAGTAGAAAGGCTACATTCGTTGTTGGATTGGCAATGGGCCTTGGAGCTGGAGTTCTTGTAATCAAATAAGAGGTTATTATGGCAGGTACCGCCCAACAGTTACGTGACAAAATCAAAGAAGAATTCAAGAAATGTGCAATTGACCCATCCTATTTCTTGAGCAAGTATTCGTATATCCAACACCCGATTCGTGGTCGGGTGTTGTTTGATTTATATCACTACCAGAAAGATGCACTGAAAGATTTTGAAGGTCACGATTATAATATTGTTCTTAAAGGCCGCCAGATTGGTATTTCTACATTGGTCGCAGGGTATGCTTTGTGGTTGATGTTATTCCATAAAGATAAAAATATCCTTGTTATCGCAACCAAACAAGAAACCGCTAAGAACTTGGTCACGAAAGTAAAGTTCATGCATCAAAATCTCCCCGTATGGTTACGTGGGAACGTCATCACAGATAATAAGTTATCTTTACAATTCTCCAACGGGTCACAAATTAAGGCAGTTGCATCATCACCAGACGCCGGACGTTCTGAAGCACTGTCCCTTCTCATCCTTGACGAAGCGGCGTTCATTGACGCAGCAGATATCATCTGGACCGCGGCATCCAGTACATTATCCACGGGTGGTAAAGCTATCCTCTTGTCTACCCCAAACGGTGTGGGTAACTTTTTCCACAAAATGTGGCAACAAGCAGAAACCAAGACCAATAACTTCAATCCAATTCTACTGGATTGGCGAGTTCATCCAGAGCGTGACCAAGCATGGCGTGACCGTCAAACGGAATTGATGGGTGAACTTCAAGCAATTCAAGAACATGATGCTTCATTCATCTTCTCTGGTAATACGGTAATTCCTGCGGAAATAATGGAATTTTATAAGAAAACATATGTTCAAGAACCTTTAGAAAAAACTGGGTTCGATGGAAATTTATGGATATGGGAATATCCGCATCCATCAAAGTCATATATCGTGGCCGCTGACGTATCCCGTGGAGATGGTGAGGATTATTCGACGTTCCACGTAATTGACGTAGAAACATCTACCCAAGTGGCAGAATATAAGGGAAAGGTGGAAACCAAAGCATTCGGAAATATGCTGGTGTCCATTTCGACGCAATATAATGACGCACTACTTATCCCCGATAATAGTTCTATCGGATGGAACGCTATTCAACAGATTATTGACCGTGGGTATAAAAATCTATTTTATATGTCCAAAGATTTACAATATGTGGACGTAGAACACCAGATGAGTGGAAAATTCTATAAAGAAGAACGTAATATGGTTCCGGGTTTTATGATTTCTCAACGAACCCGTCCGCTGATTATCGCCAGACTGAAAGAGTATATGTTAGAAACCTCATTTACCATTCGGTCAAGTCGGATGATTGCAGAATTAGAAACATTTATCTGGAAAAATGGTAGACCGGAGGCACTGTCTGGATATAATGACGATTTGGTTCTTGCCTTGTGCATTGGATTGTGGGTACGTGACACGGCACTTAGATTACGTCAAGAAGGGATAGAATTAACCAAAATAGCATTGGATAAAGCAAAATATAATGTAATTGGGTCTGTTTATACTGATAGAGGTGTCAACAACAATCCGTATGAGATGCAAATAGGTAAGGAAAAGGAAAATTTACGGTGGTTACTGTAAATACGTTATACTTATATAGTAGTGTCATTTTATACAATATTTTTCGAGAATCACTATGAAGGCTGAAGATATTCGTCGTATAATTCGTGAAGAGCTCAAAGCCGTTATCAAGGAACAACTTGACCAAGATTCTATCTGTGAAGGTGAAGGGTGTCTTGACGAAAAGTCCGTTCCACAACCATATGACCGTAAAGGCGCTCGTAAAATGACAAAAAGTCAAGTTGAAAAGCGTAGAAAGATTGGTCGTGAAATGTTAGCAAACGAAAAAACTACCAGTAAGTTCCGTAAAAAGTACGGAGATGACTGGAAAGATTATCTTTGGGCAGCCGCATCAGCCGCAGCATTTAGAAGTAAGTAAGATGTCGAAGCATTCTCACATACGGAAAGACCCGATTGGTGGAGAGGATTCTGATATCAATAATGATGGAAAGGTTAACCTCACCGACAAGTACTTAAAAGCAAAAAGAGATTTATATAAGCGGTATATGCAAGCACGCAAAACCAATACACCATTACAAGTACCAGCTGCAAAAATGGAGAATAGTATGATTAAATTGATGGGATTAGTTAACTTAGAACCACTCAAAGAAGAAGAAAAGTGGATTCAAAAGGCAATTGAAAAGCCAGGTGCACTCCATAAGCAACTTGGTATTCCAGCAGGAGAAAAGATTCCTGCTAGTACTTTAAAGGCAGCTGCAGAAAAGGGTGGTAAGCTTGGAAAGCGTGCTCGTCTTGCGATGACCTTAAAGAAGCTTAAGGAAGAAGCTGACCTTACCGAAGAACAACTCGCAAAGGTTAACGCAATGTTAGAAGCATTAGACCCAGTTGGTCAAGAAGATGCTGACATTGACAATGACGGTGACACAGATTCATCCGACAAATACTTAAAGAATCGTCGTGATGCAATTGGTAAGGCAATGCAAAAAGAAGGTGCAGAAGGTGAAGACCATGAAGTTTCAATGGCAAACAATTCATTAGATACCATCATTAAGATGGCAACTGAATTGAAGGCTAAAATGGGACAAGACGAAAAGGATATTCCAGCATGGATTCAAGACCACATCACCCAAGCACAAAACTTTATTTCACAAGCAGCAACCAATTATCACGAATACGATAAGACAGAAGAAGTTCCACACCCAGAAATGGATAAGCAAGTTGACAAAGATTTAGAAGCAATGAAGGAAGAAGTCAACGAAGCTGCACCTGAAGGTTGGGAAAAGACTGTTCTCGCAATGAAGAAGCACAAGGAAATCGATAATCCTTGGGCACTTGCACATTGGATGAAGAAGAAGGGATACCAACCAAAGAAGGAAGGGAAGTAATCATGCCACCAGTCGTGAAGTTTATCTCAATCCTACTATCCAGTAGAGAACAAGCACATATCTTCCATCTTCAAACTCCATCCTATGCTCAACATAAGGCATTACAAGGGTACTATGAAGATATCGTAGACTTAATTGACACTTATGTAGAATCATACCAAGGTCGTTATGGTATTTTGAAGGGATATAAGCCAAGTAACACCATCTTAGAAGATGATTCTACTGTCAGTTATTTTATGGGACTTCAAAAGTTCGTAGACGAAACCCGCAGTCAACTTCCACAAGACGGTGAACTCAACAATACTGTTGATGAAATCGCTGGTCTTATCTCATCAACTGTTTACAAGTTAAAGTTCTTAAAGTAAAATGGAATATAAAGATTTTTACTCACACGTATTAGAAGCATATCCTTGGGGTGGATTCGACGCAACTAAGGACGATTTCGATTATAGTAACCAAAAAGAAAAAGAATCACAAGTATCGAATGACCCAAAGGATATTTCCGTACAATCGGCACGTATTAGTGATATGTTAGAACGTAACATTCCAACCAGTCCCGATAAGTGGGCATCAGCAAAAGCAGCAGCAAAGCGTAAATTCAAGGTTTATCCATCTGCATACGCCAACTTGTGGGCAGCAAAGAAGTACAAGAGTATGGGTGGTGGGTGGAAGAAAGGAAAGAAATGATTAAGTTAATGGACCTCATCCCAGAAGAATGGACGAAAAAATACAAGAGGTCAATTGACTGTAGTAATCCAAAAGGCTTTAGTCAACGAGCCCATTGCGCAGGTCGCAGAAAGCGAAAGCGTGGTGGTAAAACTAAATCAAAACCAGTATGACACGACTTTCTGATATACTTGTAGAAGTTTCTATCGACCTTGATGAAAAGTACCAAACCAAGGGTGAACTTGGTAAGTGGATTCGTCAAAAGTGGGTAGACATTTCTCGTAAAGACCCCAAGACCGGCAAGCATCCACCGTGTGGAGCTTCTGCTGGTAGTAAAGAAAGAAAGGGTGGGTCATCAAAGTATCCAAAGTGCAGACCCGCACGTTCGGCTGCAGCAATGAGTAAAGGTGAAAAGCGGTCGGCAGTCACCAGAAAACGGAAGGCAGGAAACCCCGGTGGGAAACCAACGATGGTTTCAACTTTCAAGAAAAAGGAAGAATAATATGGAACAAATGACTGAAGCTTGTTGGGAAGGATATAAGCAAGTTGGAATGAAGGACAAGGGTGGTAAGATGGTTCCAAACTGCGTCCCTATTAATGAAGAAGATATTATTGAAGAATATTGTCCACGTTGTCTCGCAATGGAAATTATGCGAGCACAAGGTCAACCACTACAAGAAGCAGAATATCACGGTCGTAAGGTTCCACTTGGAAAACCAATGCGTGGGGACGTAAAGAAGTTCAAAGTATTCGTCAAAGACCCAAGTACTGGAAACGTCAAGAAGGTCAACTTCGGTGATAAGACAATGAGAATTAAGAAGTCTAATCCAGCTCGTCGCCGTTCATTTAGAGCACGTCATAATTGTGCAAACCCAGGCCCACGTACCAAAGCTCGTTATTGGTCGTGTAGGAAGTGGTAATATGAAAGTCTCCAGAAAGATATCTGACGCTATTATGAAAAAAATGGGATATAAATTCAGTCCCGAAGAGTTTCATATGGGAATGAATGTAGAAATGGAACACAAAGATGTGACAAATGGGAATGTGGTAAAAACGGCAAAAATCGCCGCCGCCCACTTGACAGAAAACCCCAAATATTATACATTACTTAAGAAGTATGTGGAGAAATAAAATGAGCACAAGATTAAGAGATTTATTATTAGAAGAAACCGAACGTCGCGTTTCTCTTGTTGCACTTGAATCACATTTGTTAGAATTATCTACCAAATTAAGTGAAGCAGACCAAAAGAAATTGGCCGGTGCATTAGTTGAATTACAAATGTTAGCGACCTCATTAAATGAAACTCCATATACTATCTTCAATCACGACCACTGGAAGTTATTAAAGATGGTATTGGCAGGTAAAGTCGCAGAATTACGTTTAGTCGCAGAAGATATTGCAGAAGATAATAAGGAAGTCGATTTCTTCCCATTAATGAAGATTATCGACTCCATTCTTACTTACTAAGTGAGGGGTTATGGCAGATACTAGTATTTACGGTCGCCTACGGAAACTGTTTTCTACAAATACAGTTGTCCGAAATGTAGGTGGAAAACGTCTTAAAGTCGCTGATACCGACAATATTCAATCGTTTGTTAACAGACGAGGTATTGACCGATATCATCGTGTATATTCGTCTGCAACAGGCGGATATGGGTCACACCAAGGACGTTATGAATCCGCAGCAGCATTTCAAGGTTCACGACTTCAATTGTTCCGTGATTATGATATGATGGATAATGACCCCATCATATCATCGGTGATGGACATTTATGCCGATGAATCAACCGTTAAAGATGAATTTGGTCAAATTCTTAGTATCCGCTCAAAGAATCAACAAATCCAAGATATTCTTCATAATTTATTTTATGATGTATTAAATGTTGAATTCAATCTCTGGCCTTGGGTCCGTAATATGGCCAAGTACGGAGATTTCTTCCTTTTCCTTGATATTGATGAAAAGTACGGTATTGTAAACGTTATTCCACTATCGGTATACGAAACCATCCGTATAGAAGGTACTGACCCAGGTAACCCATTCTCAGTTAAATTTAAAGTCGAAAATGATTTCTTGGCATTAGGCAAGAAAGAATTTGACAACTACGAAATAGCACATTTCCGTCTACTTTCCGACACCAACTTCCTTCCATATGGTAAGAGTATGGTTGAAGGTGGTCGCCGTGTCTGGAAGCAATTACAATTGATGGAAGATGCGATGTTAATTCATCGTATTATGAGAGCACCAGATAAGCGTAAGGTCTTAGTTGATATTGGTAACATTCCACCTGCGGAAATTGATACCCATATGCAACGTATCATTGACCGCATGAAGAAAGTTCCGTTGGTGGACCAAGCTACGGGTGATTATAATCTTCGTTACAATATGATGAATATTACAGAAGATTTCTATCTTCCGGTTCGTGGTAAAGACTCTGGAACTGACATCCAAAATCTTCCAGGTCTTCAATTCAACGCAATCGAAGATATCGAATATCTCCGTAACAAGTTGATGGCAGCATTCAAGGTACCGAAGTCATTCCTTGGGTACGAAGAAGATAATAGTGGAAAGGCATCGTTGGCAGCACAAGACGTTCGTTTCGCACGTACTATCGAACGTATTCAACGTATTATGGTGTCAGAACTCACCAAGATTGCAATCATCCATTTATACGTCCAAGGATTCACCGACGAAGAATTGATTGACTTTGAAATTGAAATGACTTCACCATCAGTCATTTACGAACAAGAAAAGCTCAATCTTTGGAAAGAAAAGATTGCGTTGGCAAATGATATCGCTTCAAGTAAGTTCTTATCCCGTGATTGGATTTACCATAACATTCTTCAAGTTGCAGAAGATGATGCTCGTCAAGAACAAGAAAAGATTGCTAAGGATGTAGAAATGTTAGGTCAATTACAAGCGACCGAACAAAGTGCAGCAAATCCACAAGCAGAGCAACCGCCCGCAGAGGTCCAACCCAGTGAAGAACCAGCTGCTGAAGCTCCAGCAGAAGGTGAAGAAAAGATTGATGATGTAGATACCATTTTAGCATCATTGGATTCTGGTGAAGAAGAAACTGAATTAGAAGTTCCAGAAGAAGAATTGGAAGAAGCTAAGATGGGTCGTCCAAAAGTTGGTCAAAAATACGGTCAAGACAGTCATCCACGCGGCCGCGACCCACTCGGTCATAGAGAAAACCTCGCCGCACTTCGGGTTGGACAACAACGTAAACCTTCTAAGAAGTCTCCATTATCATTAGAAAATGCTGAAATCTCTAATCTTATTAAACAGTTGGAAACTAAATCAGCAAAAACAAGCAGTATTTTAAACGAAGAAAATATCTTAGAAATAGACCAAAATCTAACGGACTAAGAATCTTCATACTATTTAATATATGATAAGGTATTTTTTCACTTACGGCGGATTTTCTTATGAAATCTAGTATCAAACATAATAAGTTGAGAAACACCGGCATTTTATTCGAATTGTTAGTACGTCAAATCACTTCTGATGTGATGGAAAACAAGAAGGATGGTGTCGCTGTTAAGCTCATGCGTGAATTCTTTAATTCCAAGAAAGAACTTGGAAAAGAATTAATGTTATATCGGGCATTCTTTAACGTTCAAAATCTTTCGGAACAAAAGGCATTCCAACTCTTGAAGTTGGTGACCGAACAACGAAAGAACCTTGACCAAAACGCATTAAATACGCAAAAGTATACATTAATCAAGGAAATTAAGAAAAACTTTGACCTTAAAGAATTCTTCTCAGCTCGCATTCCGTCATATAAGATTTATGCTTCTATCTATAAGAGTTTCGATGCGGCTGTAAATGGAATCAACGATACTACCACTATTGAAGAATTAGCAAATAGTCAATTTACTATCGTAGAACATTTGGCTGGTAAGATTATTACTAAAGAAATTAAAGAACACAACGAATTAGCATCAATCATTCGTAGTCAAGAAGATGATATTCGTTATCTTTCATATAAGATTCTTGTTGAACGATTTAATCAAAAGTATAAGGGATTGGACGAAGCACAAAAGAAGCTTCTTCAAGAATACATTTATAATATCTCAAACACAGGCAATCTAAAAAACTACACAGTAAGTGAAAGTGTTCGCTTGTCAAAAGAATTGAAAAACTTCTCAAAGAAAGTTTCTGATAAGGTTGTTCGTATTAAGTTGGCTGAAGTTGTTACTCAATTACAACGTATTCAACATGCAACGGTCATTAAGGAAAACCATATGACCGCAATGTTAATTGGGTATGAAATCCTTAAGGAGCTTAAGAAACTATGACCAACGAAGAAAAACTCAGATTGATGGTTCGTAAGATTATCGAACAAGAGCTCCAAGAAATTAGTACTACTGCTGGCGCTGGTCCGTATCTTACCCCGTTTGCATTTCGTGGTAATGTAAAACGAAATGTTGCAAAAATGAAGAATGTAGCTACCCAACTGGGGTATACACTATCTGCACGTGGTGAAAAGGAATTACAACAACGTGCGGACAGACTTGAACAACTTCAAAAAGAAAATTTAGCAGAAGCTAAGACACGCTATCACGAATATAAAAAGGATGAAAGTGCAACTCCTACCCAAAAAATTGCAAAGGCAATTTCAGAAGTTAATAAAAACATCCAAGAAATTGAACGTATTATTAAAATGAATGCACGTTTACAAAAAGAATCAAACGTATCTAGTGAAGCATTATATCGTCGTACACAAGAAGGTCTTATCAAATTAGAAGCCCGTCTTATTTCTATTGCAGGAAAAATTCGGGATATCAGAGGAAAGTAATATGAAGAACTTACTAGTTGAATATAATGTTATCGAATACGGTAAAGACCTTCTTATAGAAGCAGCGGATGTTAGTAAGCCATTAACATTAAAGAATGTCCTTCTCCAACGTGCTGAAGCAAAGAACCAAAATGGACGTATCTATCCAATGGAAATTCTTCAACGTGAAGCCGGGATGTACAAAGAAAACTTTGTTGCACAACGTCGCGCATTAGGTGAACTCGACCATCCAGAAAGTCCAGTTGTTAACTTAAAGAACGTATGTTGCAACGTTACTGAATTATGGTTTGACGGTAAGGACGTTCGCGGTAACATCGAAATCCTCTCTACCCCATCGGGTAACATCGTTCGTGAACTCATCAAGAACAACATTCGTCTTGGTGTCTCTTCACGTGGTATGGGCTCCGTTCGTCAAATGGGTGAAAGCACCGTAGAAGTCCAAGACGATTTCAGTCTCATCTGCTTTGATATCGTCAGTAACCCAAGTACACACGGTGCGTTTATTAATGAAAATAAGACGATTATCGCTCCACAATATAATCGTATTGATTCACTTATTTATGATTTCCTAAGTGAAGTAAAATGAAATTAGCGAAGGAATTTATTAAATTTGCTGTAAAAGAGTTGGGTATGAAGTCATTACCAAAGAACATCAAGTTCGAAGGTAATGGATATTCTACCCAACACTTGTCGTTTGGTACCTATAATCCCGCTACAGATGAAATCGTTGTAGTAAAGGGTGAACGTCACCCAGTTGATGTATTACGTACATTAGCACATGAATTGGTCCATCATAAGCAACGTGAAGATGGTCAAGAACTTAACGGGGAAGATGGTTCCAACACAGAAAATGAAGCCAATGCAAAGGCTGGAGAGTTGATGAGAAAGTTCAGAACTGTCCGTCCAGAAATATTTAATGTTGGTCCTTGGGGATTCCATACCAATATGGAAAACAAAGTCAAGTCTATCTTACAAGCTGCTAAGACTGGAAAGGCACAAAAGGTAGATGAACAATACGTTGATGCATATACCGCTAAACTATTGGTCACCGTCATGCATCAATTATCCCCAGAAAATAGAAAGAAATTCTGCAACGAGTCTTTAGATAAGATGGTTGCAATCGCATATCAATTAGTTACTCGGTAACCCGGAGGTAGTATGTACGTAGAAGTAAAAGGTGATAAACAATCGGATTTAGAAAGAGCACTCCAACAATTCGTCAAGCAAGTAAAGCGGGCTGAATTGATGGAAGATTTAAAGAAGAAGGAATTCTATTTGAAGAAGTCCAAGAGACTCGCAAAGAAAAGTCAAGACGCCCTCCGCCGCCGGAAGCGTGAAGAGAGTAAGGCGCAAAAGAAGAACAATAATACGTTTTAACTAAAAATTGATGTTTTTAGGAAATAGATAATATATATTTAAAGTACACCTCTGCTGGGGTGTGATTTTTGTTGTATGTATACTCGTTAATGGCTTGAATAGCCATTTTATCCTTATAGGAGAGCAATTTTATGGCAGAGTTCGAATTTACGAACAAGCTTTTAAAGGAAGCAATTGCAGACGCAGAAGCAGTACGTCAAACTGCTATCGAAAATGCAAAGCTTGCATTAGAAGAATCGTTCACACCCCAAATCAAGTCCATGATTTCTCGTAGACTCCGTGCAGAAGCAGAAGGTATGGAACACGACGAAGAAGAAAAGGACATGGAAAAGAAGCCAGTAGAAACCGAAGAAGCAGTAGAAATGGACGCTTCAGAAGCAGAACCAACTGGCAAGTCAGATATGGACTTAGCAACTTCAGATATCGGCGCTTCAGATAACAAGGAACCTTCCGCTTCAGCATTTGACTCAGCAGAAGATGACCAAAGTGGTGAAGACGCAGGTGAAGGCGAAACTGAATGGTACGAAGATTGGACCGAAGCAGATTTCGACCTTGACGAAGTAATCAAGGAATTAGAAGCTGACCTTCAAGAAATGTCTCACGAAGAAGAAGGTGAAGAAAAGGAAGAAATGAAGGAAGGCATGGAAGGCGAAGAAGAAAAGGAAGGCGAAAAGGAAGAAGAAAAGGCAGACGAAGCATATCCAGCAGAAGATCCAGAAGCTGGTGTCGAACAGCCAGAAATTCCAGCTAAGACTTCACACATCGGAACAGAAGCTGCAGAAAAGGCAGCTGATGTAAATACTTTCGTAACCGAACCATCAGATGTAAACAAGATGGAAGGTGAAGAAATGGAAAAGGGTCACGAAGAAGAAGGCGAAGAAGAATTGGATTTAGAAGCAATCCTCAAGGAATTAGAAGCCGAAGACGAAATGGAAAAGCATAAGTCTGAAAAAATGGCTTCCCTTGAAAAAGAGCTCGCAGAATATCGTAAGGCTGTACAACTCCTACGAGGCAAGCTACACGAAGTCAATCTTCTCAACGCAAAACTCCTTTATACCAACAAAATCTTCCGTAAGGAAGGTTTGACCAGTGAACAAATGGTGACGGTTGTAGAAAACTTCGACCGCGCATCAACAGTTCGTGAAGTCAAGATGGTATACACAGTTCTTGTTGAAACATTAACTTCAACAGCAAAGGCAGTAAAGGCAGTAAAGACAACCAAGGTCGTGACTGAAGGGTTCGCAAGTAAGGCAACCCCAAGTACCGCACCAAAGGCAGCTGAAGTAATCGCAGAAAACTCAGTTGCAAAGCGTCTACAACAACTCGCAGGACTTATCTAACCTCATAGGAGAACAGCAATATGTCAGAAGTAATGAACCTTATCAGTGAAGCCGGTTCAGCACACAAGGTAATCACTGAAGAAGCCCGCAAGTTAGCAGGCAAGTGGGAAAAGTCAGGTCTTCTCGAAGGCCTCAAGAGTTACGACAAGCAAGCAATGGCAGTAATGCTTGAAAACCAAGCATCACAACTCCTCCAAGAAAACTCAGTAACCAACCAAGCTGGTACTGCAGGTGAACAATGGGCAGGCGTTGCACTTCCATTAGTCCGTAAGGTAATGGGCTCAATCGCAAGTAAGAACTTCGTATCAGTCCAACCAATGAACCTTCCTTCAGGACTTGTGTTCTATATGGACTTCAAGTACGGCACAACCGTAAACGGTCAAACCGCAAACACCTCAATCTATGGTAATGCACTTTCATCACCATATAGTACCTTCGGTAACACCAACGAAGGCGGCCTCTATGGCGCAGGACGTTTCGGTTACACCATCAATGATGCTTCAGTAACCATCAACGCAGTAGCAAACACCACAGTAGCATTCTCAGATGTTAACTACAACCAAGACTTCGTAGTAACTGGTAGTCTTGTAAAGTTTGTCGTTCCAGGCGTAAGTGCTTCAAACGCAGACTTCCTCTCAGTACGTACATTCATTCCAAGTGGTTCACTCAGTGGTTCAGTAAGTGCAGCTTCAGTTGTACTCCCAGAATTCACTAAGTACGACGGCACCAACATCACCTTCATTCTTAACACCGTATCAACTGGTTCAATCACTGGTCTTAGCTACGTCAAGCAACCAACTGACACCACCCGCGGTGACTTCGAAGACCGCACAGGTGACGGCACCGATATCGGTATCCCACAACTCAATCTTGAACTCAAGTCAGAAACCATCGTTGCTAAGACTCGTAAGTTGAAGGCAGTATGGTCACCAGAACTTGCACAAGACTTGAACGCATACCACAGTATTGATGCGGAAGCTGAATTAACAGCAATGTTAAGTGATTACATCTCAGCAGAAATCGACCTCGAAATCCTTGATATGTTAATCCAAGCAGCTCCATCAGTCACCACCGAATACTGGTCAGCAGAAATCGGTAAGGTATGGAACGGTTCAGCATTCGCAGCTTCCTCATTCACTGGAACTGCATGGACCAACATGACCTGGTACCAAACCCTCGGTCAAAAGATGCAAAAGGTAAGTAACAAGATTCACCAACTCACCATGCGTGGTGGTGCAAACTTCGCAGTTGTTTCACCAACTGTCGCAACCATCCTTGAAACCATCCCTGGCTTTATGGCTGGCACCGATGGTGACAAGATGGAATTCGCAGGTGGCGTAACCAAGGTTGGTTCATTCCAAAACCGTTACACCATCTACAAGAACCCATACATGAAGGAAAACGTAATGTTAATGGGCTTCCGTGGAAGTAACTTCCTCGAAACTGGTGCAGTATACGCACCATACATCCCACTCATCCTTACCCCATTGGTATATGACCCAACGAACTTCACACCACGCCGTGGCGTGATGACTCGTTACGCTAAGAAGGTCGTACGCCCAGAATTCTTCGGTAAGGTGTACATCGACGGATTAAACCTCGTTTAATTCGATAGAGTAACTGAGTAGATAAATTGGGTGGCCGAAAGGTCACCCTTTTTATTTCCGGTCGGTCAAAATATGAGTTAATGATTTAATAAAACTATTTATTAGTAGTCCTCAAACAGAGAGTTTTATGGAAACACAAGAACCAATTTTTTACGATGGTGTTCCTCGTAGTCCTGTAGGGATTACTCCTTTCGGGTTTTTTGATGCCGATAGTGCATTCCAAGTAGATGCTCCACGGGCTGCAGAATTCGTTGCAAGAAAGTTGGGATATCCTGTCGTAGAAGTTGAATTGTTAGATAAGCAAATTTATGCATGCTTTGAAGAAGCTATTACCACCTATGGTAATCAAGTCAATCAATTTAATGCACGTGAACATATGATGTCACTTCAAGGATTGAGTACATCAACATCAGCAACTCAAAAGAATATTGTTGGAACTGCATTACCACAATTAGTTAAGTTAGCATCAGATTATGGTACTGAAGCTCAATCTGGCGGTGATGTGAATGTAAAGCGTGGATGGATATCCGCATCAATAGGAACACAAAGTTATGATTTGAAGACATTGTGGGCAGACCCATATGAAAGTGGATCTGCAATTGAAATTCGTCGTATGTACCATTACATGCCACCAGCAATTGCACGTTACTATGACCCGTTTGCAACCACGGGTCTTGGTCTAACTAACTTAATGAGTGAATTCGGGTTCGATGGATACTCACCACCAGTGACGTTCGTGATGATGCCTGCCTACGAAGATTTACTCCGTATTCAAGCAATTGAAATCAATGATATGATTCGTAAGAGTCAATACGGATTTGAAATTGCAAATAATGTGGTGCGATTCCAACCAGTCTTTAAGGAAAGTAAAGTAATATATTTTGATTATATGGTAGTGAAAGATAAACAAGCAAACGTATTTCAATCGGGGTCTAATATCGCAGGTGACCTTTCGAATGTGCCATATACCCATATAACGTACGCAAATACAAATGATATGTCCCGCACGTGGATATTCAAATACACACTCGCATTAGCAAAAGAATTATTAGGTATTATTCGTTCAAAGTTCGAAAACATCCCATATCCAGACGGAGTAATTCGTTTGGATGGTGAACTTCTTCGTCGTGAAGCGGTCACCGAAAAAGAAATGCTTGTTAAGGAACTTCGTGAAACATTGGAAGAAACGGGTATGCAAGCACAAATGAAGAAACAAGCGGAAAACTCTAAGAACATGCAAGAAATGTTTAAGAATATTCCTACTCTCATTTACATAGGTTAATACATGGCACGCTTTGTCACACAACGTGATTTTGAATTTATCCAACACATCACTCGGGAATTGATTGATGAAACAATGGACGTTGCGGTTATTCTTTATAAGATTGTAGTAGATTCCGCTAAAGTGAATATTTACGGAGAAAGTGTTACCAAGCCACGATACACTCCAGTAAAAGTAAATGCGATTGTTAAGTACGATAAAAATACTCCAGTTCGAGAAGAAGGGTTTGGCGTAAATCAAGACCAACAAACTGAATTTAGATTCGCTCGTCGTATGTTACAAGACGTAAATACGTACCCAGAAATTGGTGATGTTATTGGATATAATAATCACTATTATGAAATTCATAATATTACGGAAACACAACTTATCGCAAGTAAGCCAGGGTTTAATACCGCAATCATTTGTATGGCACATCTCACTCGTCGTACAAGTATTGATATTGAAGAGGCACAAGTATGAGCGAAACGCCAGTAGTACAACGCGTCGATGTACAGCAGCAAAAGGCTGTACAAAATCGGGCAAACGACATCCCATTAGGTAACACACCACCTATTGCAGTTACGCTGTATACGATTGATAATGCTATTCTTGGATATATGAATGACCGCATTAAACCTATCGTAACACAGAACGGAAATGAAGTTAAAGTACCTGTCATTTACGGTGACCCAGAACGTTGGAAATCTGCTCAACGTGATGGGGTCATGCGTGATTCTATTGGTAAGATTCAATTACCGATGATTATGATTCGTCGCGCGGGAATGAAGAAGTCTATGATTAATTCCCCCGTTAACAAGTATTTGGAACGTACATTTGAAACGGGATGGAATCGCCGGACTCCATATGACCAGTTTGCGGTGAAAAACCATATTACTCCAAGTCGGGAATACGTGGTTACTACAGTACCCGATTATTATGAAATAAATTATCGATGCATTATTTGGACCGAATATATGGAACAAATGAATGCGGTGGTAGAAAATATTTCATTCGAAACTGACCAATATTGGGGTGAACAAAATAACTATAAATTTCGTACTTCGGTAAAGTCATTCGAGCCATTAACAGAATTACCAAGTTCGGCGGATAGAGTGGTTCGGACTCAGTTTGATATGACGGTATACGCATATCTTCTACCAGAAAACGCATTGGACAGACAGAATAATAGAACTACTACTACACAAAAACGGTATTCCGTCAAAAAAGTGGTTACTTTTACCGAAATAGAAAGTGAATAATTGATGTTTAGGTAAAAAAACAGATATTTATAATACGAGTTGTATTGTACACAAAAGAGGTTATTATGATAACAGTTGCAAAGGAAGAACTTGACCAAATTAATTCCTTAAAATTAAAGTTAGCTTCAACGGTATCCGATTCCGGTCAACTCGCATTACAAATACAAATGATGGAATTGGAAACAGTTGAATTGAAAATTAAACTTGAACAACAAGGAAAGGTGTTCAAAAATTTGGTTGATGAAGAGCAAGCATTGGTAAAACGGTTGTCAGAAAAGTATGGCGCTGGACAAATCAATTTTGAAACCGGCGAGTTTATCCCAGAGAAATAACAAATTTAGTTTGGAGAATACCGTATGGCAGAACGCATCGTGTCACCTGGCGTATTTACGCAAGAACGTGACCTTTCATTCCTCCCGCAAGGTGTAGCAGAAATCGGTGCCGCCTTTGTGGGACCAACCACCAAGGGACCAGCATTTGTCCCTACAACAGTACAAGGTATTGATGGGTTCGTCACGACATTCGGTGAACCTAACGGTACTTCCTACACTGGTTATGCTGTTAAGAACTACCTTCAAGAAGCTGGAAGTGCAACAATCGTTCGTGTACTTGGTTTAGGTGGATACGCCACTACTGCCGCAACAATTTATGCAACTGGTTCGGCTGGACAACGAGTGTTTGCATTACTTCATCCAACGGTATCTGGTAGTAGTCTTTCTAGTGTAGCAATAGGTGGTACTACCGCAAGCTTTAATTTAGTTCTCAGTAGTTCAGCAGGAGTACACACTTCAGCAAGTTCACTCAGTGCAATTTCTACTGATACTTCATATGTTCAAACATATTTTGGAACTAATCCACAAAGTGATTCAAGTTATCCAGCATATGTTTACGCTATTTTCCCAGACGCTCTTACACAAGCTGGAGCATCAGTTACTCTATCAGCAGTAACTTCAAGTCTCAGTTTGTTAACCCAATACGATAATGCAACGACTCCTTGGATTCGTTCGCAACCAATCGGTGGTGTAAAGCACAACTTATTTAAGGTCCACACACTCAGTGATGGTACTGGCGCAAACAAAGAAATCAAGGTATCTATCATTGGCGTATCACCAAGTCTCGACCCAGATAGTGATTTCGGCACATTCACTCTCGCTATCCGTGAATTCGGTGATACCGATACTTCAACCAATGTACTTGAACAATTTGATAACTTGAACCTTGACCCAGATAGTGCAAACTACATCGCACGTCGAATTGGTAATAGTGTTCCAACTTATAATTCAAGTACTGGTGAAACTTATTACGAAGGCGACTACGAAAATATTTCAGAATATGTTCGTATCGAAATGAGTGAAGATGTAATCCCAGAAAACGCAGTTCCTTATGGATTCGCAGCACTCAATTCTACCGTTTCATCAAGTGCAGGTGAAGTAACTAGTGGGTCATACGTCACCAGTCGTTGGTTGAGTGGTAGTACCGCAGGTTGGAACGCAAACGCAATAGACAAGCGTTACTATTATGGATTCAACTTTGATGACGCAACCAGTCTTTCCTACCTTGCACCACTTGTTGGTACAAACGTTGTAGGAACGGAATTCAATATCAGTGGTTCAGTGGGTACCACTGAAGTAAACGGAAGTCCAATTTCTCTCTACAGTCGTGACCACGTTTCATATCGTCGCTTCTCTGTACCATTCCAAGGTGGATTTGACGGATTCAAGCCAAATCGTCAAATCGCACTCGGTGGAGCAATCACTTCAACAAATTCACAAGGATTCGACCTTTCCAACGCTTCGGCATCGGGTTCAGTTGAATATAAGAGAGCACTCAATACATTAGGTAATCCAGATAACATCGACCTTAATCTCTTAGTAATTCCTGGTGTTATCTACTCACAACACAGTTAT